ACGATCCGCATTAGAGAAAATAGAAGCCCCTTATTTTTTTCCTTTTCCACACGTAGGAGAGGATTTGACATTCTGCCTTAAGCTAAAGGAAGCAGGAGTAAAAATGTATTGCGATACAACGCTCCAGTTTGGCCATCTAGGACACTTCGAAGTTTTCGAGAGGGACTTCTTCGAGGAATTTCGTAAGATGGAGGAGGAGCAAAAAAAATGAAAATACTGGTCGGTTCTCCCGTAAAGCAGGATGAAACGATTTTCAAATACTATTTAGACGGACTAGAGAATCAAGAACACGATCACGAAGTAGACCATTTCTTCATACTACACAACTCGCCACATTTAAAAAAATACCTAAGGCAAGGACAGTATGAGGAATTCGAGAATGAAACCAAATACGAAACCGGAGCAACCCACAATTGGAAAAAAGAGAATCTCCGCGACGTAATGAGGATGAAAAACTATTTGCTCCAAAAAGCACGACGTGAAGGATATGATTATTTTTTCCTTGTAGATTCCGATTTGATACTACACCCCAAAACGCTCGACCATCTAGCAAAGCAGGAACAACCCATAATATCCGAAGTATTCTGGACAGCATGGAACCCCGGAGAAGAGCAGATGCCGAACGCTTGGCAATATGACTTTTACGGATACGGCAAGGATAAAGAGTGGAGGAAATGGAAAGAGAAGGGACTCTATAAAGTTGGATTTTCAGGCGCTTGCATAATGATACACCGGAGCGTGATCGAGGCAGGAGTTAATTATTTCCCGATTCACAACGTATCATATACGGATTGGGAAGACCGAGCCTTCTGCATACGAGCGGCAGTCCACAATTTCCAAATAGTAATGGATACGACATATCCAGCAATTCATTTATATAGAGAGGAGGATATTAAAAAATATGAGATGTACCGTAAAACATAACTTTCACGATAAAATAGAAAATAAAAACTATAAGACCGGCGACGAATACGAGACGGAGGACAAAGAACGAGCCATCCACCTCGCAGGACTTGGCCTAATCGAATTTGAAACGAACCAAATCGAATACGAAACCAAGGTCATAAAGACGAAAGGCAGGCGAAAAGATGAGAACCCTGACTGATTCGTATATACCGCAATACGTATCAATTACCGAAACCGAACCAGCCTTCGAACCAGTAACAGTGGCGGAGGCTAAAAACTACTTTAAAGTTGATGACAGCACAGACGACACGCTGATCGCACAAATCATAAAGACCAGCAGAAAACTAATCGAGACACACGCCTCGCTGACTTTCCACCGAAGAACGATCACACAAAAACAAACCGGAGGAATCGAGACGCTCGACGCGCTAAGAATACCAGTCGCAACCGTTTCATCTATTCAATACGCCGAAGATTTCGACAGCGCCTATATAACACTTGGCGCCGATGAATACCGACTCGCAGGGAACAGGCTTTTTCATGATGAGTACAAATTTAAGCGCGGCAGGGATGCCGATGGATACGTGATCACATACACTGCCGGGATGGTAGCAGACACCACACCGAGCACCCTCAATAACGATATGAAGCTGGCCATTCTAAGAGTGGCGGCCTACATGTATGAGAACCGGCAAGAGTATTCACAAGGATGGAACGAGCAGGGATTCAGTATAAATTACGATACGATGCAGGGAATAATAAACCGAATAGTGAATCCATACGCAAACGCGAAAGGAATCTTCTAATGCTAACCATTTTAAGAAACCGCATTACAATTCAGGGAATGACCGTAACACCAAGCGGAGGCGGAACATTTGACGAGACGTGGACAACGGTCTCGACAGTATGGGCAAACGTACAAGGAAAGGCTGTAGAGGAGACGCGATTTGACAAAATACAGCAAATCGACGAATACACCGTTAAAATGAGAAAACGAACCATAACAAACGCCAACCGTTTGATATATAAAGGCCAAATATTAGAGATTGAGTCCGTATTAGACGAAACCCAGCAAAGCCGAATGATGACCATAAAGGCGCGTGCTGAAATATGAGTAAACTTCTAACAGTAAAAGTGACAGGAATCAAAGAGATAAAGGATGAGCTTAAACAACTAACCGATGACATAAAGGCCGAAGCCTACGAAACCCTGATCACGATGAGCCGGGTCGAGATAGAGACCAAAGCGAAGCAAGCAGTCCCGGTCGATACCGGAAGATTGAAAAGCAGTATCATGACCATTCATAAGGAACGAACCACTTATAATTATACAGATAGAAAAGGAAAAAAAGGCCGATCGTATGACGGCAGGCTACAAACGGTTCAGCCTAAAGATTATGAAGTTTTTGTTGGCACGAATGTGGAATATGCCAATAAAATACACGAAAACGGCGGAGGCGGAGTTGGATCACGAAGAACAGTCCAAGGACAGAAAAGGCCTAAGGGATATGGAAGATATTATCTCAAGAACGCATTCGACGCGGCAGTGCCCAAAATAATAAAGGCGCTCCGGAGAATAAGAGGGATAGAATAAATGACGGCAATGTGGAGTGTTCAAAAAGGAGTATATACAGCATTGGCCTCGAATTCCACATTCATGGCCAAAATTTCTAATAACCTATATGATGAACCACCAACAAATCAGGCTTACCCATACGTGACAATCGGAAGCATGACCGAGGCCAACAACAACCGTTTGAATAAAACCGGCTTTTACGTTACACTTGAAATGATGATTTTTACGAAAAACGGTCGCGGAGGATTCAAACTCGCTAAAGAAATTCTGGAACTAACAAACAACGTAATAAACCTAAACACTTTCAGCATAGACGGATACACCAACGTGCAATGTTTTTATAGATATTCCAACACCGAGCGAGACGAGGACAAACACATCATAACGGCGAATTACGACATAATTTGCCACTAAAAAAGGAGAGGTTAAGCAATGGCAGGAACTTTTGCAAATGGCGCGATTTTTAAGCTAAACACAACCACAATCAGCGAGGTCACGACAATCTCGGCACCAAACCTAACAGCGGAGACAATCGACGTGACCACACACTCCAGCTCCGACTCATACCGAGAATTCATCAAGGGGTTGCGCGATGGAGGAGAAATCACGATCGAAGGCAACTTCACGACAGCAAGCGCGAGCGCAACGATTATCCAATTAGAAACATCCAGCACAACAACGGTTACAATCGACTACCCAACAAAACCAAGTACAACACGATTCACCGCAACGGTTCTAACTACAGGCTTCACGATGGAGGCACCGGTTGACGGAGTAATTCCATTTACGGCAACTTTCAAAGTGACAGGAAAGCCGGCACTCGGCCAAATCTAAGGAGGAGCACCAATGCCCAGATCTAAACATGACAACAGCCAGATTGCGATCGAACTAGACAAAGTAAGGCACTTAAGATTTGACCTAAACGCCATGTCCGCATATGAAGACGCAACCGGAAACAGCTCGTTTTCCATAGGCGACAACATAAACGCGAAGAACATAAGAGCACTGCTCTGGGCATCGCTAATCCATGAGGATGAGGACTTGACCATTAAGCAAGTCGGCCACATGATTCACCCTGGCAATATGACCTACATTACCAATAAGCTAAACCAGATCACAAAAAATTCGAGTGATACCGGAGATGAACCCGGAGAGAATGACCCAAACGAGAGCCGCCACGAATAATCGAACTATGGGCAAATGCAGTAACTAACATAGGCCTATCTCCCGATCAGGCGTGGCGTTTGACTATAAGGGAATACGTATTTTTGACCAGAGCATACGAGGAGCAGGAGAAGCGCGAGCAATACCGTTTTGCGCTAGTATGTAGCGTGATCGCAAACGCGAACCGGAGCAAAGGCCGAGCATTCAAACCAGAAGACTTCATGCCACGAGAAAAGAAGAAGCGGCAGACATGGCAGGAGCAACTCCGAGTTTTACAGCAATTCGTTTTTTTATACGAGGGAAGTGAGTGATTTGCAACAAGAACTATTTGTGAAAGTTTCGGCGGACTTTTCCGGACTAGATGAGGGAATCAAGGAATCCCAACAAAATATGCAGGATTTCGCCAGCAATATGAACGAGATAAGCGCGACAGCCTTCAACCCGATGCAGGAGAGCATGGAAAGCATAGGAACCGGAGTGGCAGTTGTAGCGACAGACCTCGGAGGACTTGGCGAAAGCCTAATCAACACAACAGCAAAGACGACCACATTCAGCGGAGGAATCAAACAAATATCCGCTGATTTTGACGTTTTGAAAAGTAAATATGCAGAACAACAAGAAGGCCTGACCAAATTAGGTGAAGGGATGGCCAACGTAGGCGGAAAGATGAGCATGTTCATCACGCTTCCGATTTTGGCGGCAGGTGCGGCGAGTTTCAAGCTTGCAAGCGATATGGAAGAAACAACAAACAAAATCAATGTGGCATTTGGAACGAGCTCAGA